TATTAAGGGCATTAATTGGATTATTGATGCATTGAATAAAATCCCTGGAGTGGATATTGGTAAAGTCGGTGAACTTGGCAAGGTTGGTTCAATTACAAGCAGTTTAAAAAATGCTAAAAAGGATTTAAATAATTGGCTAGGTGATGAACCTTCAAATTATTGGACTGCACCCAAAATGGAAATGAAATCAATTGGTGGTGCGTTTGATGCAGGTTATAAGTGGGGTGAAAAGATTGAAGATAAATTCAATATTCCAGATATAAATAAATTATTAGGAGACAAGAATAACTCACAAAATATGCCTATAGCAAAAGAGTGGCAGAATAAGCCTGTTGATATGGATTTAAGTAAAATAAATGGAGATAAAATTAAAGGTGGAAAACTTGATAAAGTTGACAAGATTGGTGATGATATTGATTTATCAAAGCAAAGCTTGCAATATTTAAAGGATATAGCAGAGATAGAAGCATTAAAACAGTTTGAGGCATTAGATGCCTATGCCACTGTTATCTATGAAGATACTGAAGCTAAAATATCAAATCAAGATAAAGAACTTCTTATGTCAGTAGCAGGTCGTGATAATAATGTATATTACTTGAATTATCAAGGCGGAGTAAATGTTAAGAATGATATTAAGAAGGGTGAGGATTGGGAAACTATTAAGCGTAATCTTTATCAAGAAACTCAAACAGATATTGAGGTTGGATTATCAGATATAGAGGAGGTTGTATTAGCATGATAAAAACATTTATTAATGGTGAACAACTTCCTATAAATCCTCTTGAAGAGCTTACACTATCAGCAGATGTAAACAACAAGGATTATGAAATTGTGGCATTAGGAGATGTAACTAAAATAGGAAATAGGAAGCTTATTAAGGTTGATATAAAGAGTATTTTTACTAATAAAGGTTACTCATTTAGAGTATTAGAAAGACCTAAACCATCAATTTACTATGTAAATATGATTTACAAGCTTCTTAATGAAAAAAAGCCAGTTAGGTTAATTATTACAGGGGATAAGACTGATATAAATATGCTGTGTAGCATTACAGAGTTTGAACATACTCAAAAGTTTGCTGAAGAGGGGGAGTATTATTATACCTTATCTTTAAAAGAATATAGAGAATATAAAGTTAAAAGGGTAGTAATACAACTTCCTAAACCTAAGTATGTTAATATTCCATCAGTTATTCCTCAGAAACCAAAGCCACCAGCTCCACCTCCTCCACAAAGACCAGCTGATCCACCGAGTCAAAGAACACACACTGTAAGACAAGGTGATACTTTATGGGGAATTGCTAGAAAATATTATGGTGATGGCAGCAAGTACCCAACAATTTATAATGCAAATAGAGATAAAATTAAAAATCCTAATTTAATTTATCCTAATCAGGTATTTGTTATTCCTTAGGGGGTGGTATTTTGAGTTTAGAAGTATTATTTCAAAATTCTAATGGTGAAACTTATGACATATCTGAACTTGTAACTACAGTATCTTTTGATGACAATATAAATAAATCAGGGGTTGTTAACTTTGGCATTGTTGATACTGGTATTATTCCAATGGAAGGCAACACGATTAGGATTAAATATGATGGATTAACATATTTCTTAGGTTATGTTTTTAAAGTTGGAATGACTAATGAAGCAGAAAGAAAAATTACAGCATATGACCAGTTAAGACATTTAAAAACAAATGAAACTTATGTATTTAATAATATGACTGCTAGTGAAGTTGTTAGAAAAATATGCAGTGATTTTGGACGAGATGTTGGAGAGATTCAAGATACTGGATACAGGCTTGGAAGTCAGATATTTGATAATAAAGATTTACTAGATATAATTGCGGATTGCCTTAATATTACCTTAGTTAATACAAGGCAATTATTTTTTATAAAAGACAATAATGGAGCTGTTGAACTGAAGAATATAACAACTACGGTTAGTGATTTATGCATTGACCCAGAGCACTTACTCTTTGATTTTAACTATGAGCGGTCAATAGATGGGAACACATTTAACGTAATAAAATTAGTTAGAGACAATAAGAGCACTGGGGAAAGAGAAGTATATATTGCTAAAGATAGCTCCAATATTCAAAAGTGGGGTTTGTTACAGCTATATGAAAAAGTAGATGATAATATGAACCCTGAACAAATTAAACAAAAAGCTGATGGTATGTTAATGATTAAAAACAGAGTGGAACAAAAGCTTTCCGTTGAGGTAATAGGAGAAAAAAGTATAAGGGCAGGTAATGTACTATATATAGATATCCCTAATATAGGTGTGAAAAAATTCTTATTTGGCATATCTGCAAAACATACTTTTGAGAATACTGGTCACACTGTTAAAGCTGAATTTAAGATGGTTTAAAGGAGGATTAAACACATGTTTACAACTGTAGAGCAGGTTAAAAAAATAATAACTAACTTTTTGAATAAAACAGGACGTGGAGGTTTTATGACTGGTGTTGTGTCCTCTATTTCTCCATTAAAAATTCAAGTTGGAGCACGTCTTGAAGTGCCAGAGGAAAATCTTTATATTACTGATAATTGTATTGGATTAACTATCAATCTTAAACACGATCATCAAGATATAGATGACTCAAAAGCTCTTCAAAATGGAGTAGTCTTAAGAAAGTCATTAGTCATCGGTGATGGGGTACTGTTATTGTGTAGACCTAATACGTTAGATGGTACAAAGTATATAGTTTTAGATAGAATACAGCCATACAGTGCTACAAGGGAGGTAAATGGAATATGATACCTCAAAATGAGATATTAGATTTTAATTATGAAGAGCCTCCTTCAAAGACATGGTTTTTAGATCATAAAAATAAGAGAATTATAGCACATATTGATGGATTAAATGCTGTGGTGCAGTCAGCCTATTGTGCCATTCAAACACCAAGATATGAGCATTTAATATTCTCTTGGCAATATGGAAGTGAGCTTCATACCCTTATAGGTAAGGATGAAGCTTATGTTTTTTCAGAGGCTAAAAGAATGATAAAAGAAGCATTAAGTGTTGATACAAGAATAACTGATGTAAGAGATTTTAATTTTGAAGATGGTGTTATTAGCTTTGTTATAGATACTATCTTTGGAAGTGAACAATTAACAATGGGGGTGAGTACGGTATGAAGGACTTTGATGATATTTTAAAAGAAATGCTTGATATGGTTTCTGATGATTTTGATAAAAGGGAAGGAGGACTTATATACTGTGCTCTTTCACCTATTGCAGCACAAATTGCAGAGTTATATTTTTATGCAGATAATATTATGGATACAACAATACCAGATACATCAAGAGGTGATGATTTAACTCGTGTATGTGCCACTAGCGGAGTTAATAGATATCCTGCTACAAAGGCTATAAGAAAAGGTGAATTTACAGATAGCCAAGGAAAAGGCATAGATGTTCCACTAGATAGCCGTTTTGGTGCTGAAAATTTAATATATAAAGCTGTTAAACGTATTGATATAGGTATATATGAACTTGAGTGTGAGAAGGCTGGTAAGCTTGGAAATGTGTATTTTGGAGCTATATTGCCTATAGACAATATAAGTGGTTTAGGAACTGCAACAATAAAGGATGTTCTTATTGCTGGTGAAGATGAAGAGAGTGATGAGGAGTTAAGGGATAGGTTCTATAAAACAGTAAACACTCAACCTTTTGGTGGTAACATAGCTCAATATGAAGTAGAAATACTTAAAATACCAGGAGTGGGAGGGGTTAAAGTTTTCCCTACACCTAATGGTCAAGGTGGTAAAGTGCAATGTGTCATTGTTGATCCACAGTTTAGACCTGCCAGTAAAACTTTAATTGATAAGGTTCAAGAAATAATTAATCCTAAAGAACTAGGACAGGGAATAGGGCTTGCACCAATAGGTCATGATGTAACAATATCTACAGCAATAGATTTTGTTATTGATATATCTACTAATATTGCATTAAAGGCTGGATATTCTATTGATGGAGTACGAGGCAACATAAATCAAGCATTAAATAATTATTTGCTATCAATATCCTTTAAGGACAATGTTGTGAGAATTTCAAGAATAGAATCTATAATACTTGATGTTGAAGGGGTAGCGGATATAACAAATACTATGCTTAATGGCAATTCAAGCAATATTACACTTAAGAATGAATGGAATAACTATCAAGTACCTGCCCTTGGAAATGTTGGAATAGTGGAGGTATCGTAATGTATGGATATCTTGAATATTTACCAGACCATTTAAAGGACTTTGAAGAGTATATTGCTTTGGGAGAAGCCACAAAGGCTAACGTAGGACTTACACAAGATAGGTTAATTCAGATATATAGAAATCAATTTATAGAATATGCTGACCTTAGCACAATTATGAGATGGGAGAAGATATTTAGAATACAAAATACTAATCCTAACTTGGATTTGAGAAGGCAGCAAGTAGTTGCATATTTTAACATGAGAGCACCTATTACAGTTAATAGGCTTAAGACAATTATAGAAAATATAACTCAATGTAAATGCGATATTAGTGTTAAATACAGTGATTACAAGTTTGAAATAATCATTATTAATGCAAATACTTATATTAACTTTCCTCTAATATTTTCTCAAGTTCATAAATTAAAGCCTGCCAATATGTTATTTGATGTAACAGTAGAAACACAAGTTGAAATGGGAATTAAGGTTAGTACAGAGCAGTTTAAATATGGTTATAGTTTAAGTGGTAAGCATAAGGTTGGTACTATACCAATAAAAGCTTTAGTGGGATGTAATATAGAGTCAGGTATTAATTTAAATGCTGAAGGTCAAGATTATGCTTTTGGATATGATATGACTGGTACAAAGCCAGATTATAATACTGTAGGTGTTATTGCACCACTTAATATTGATTTGGATTCTGAAGGAAATGGATATAAGTTTAGTTATGAAAAAACAGGTACTGAATACTGTGAAAATATAGGTGGTGCAAAGAGTGAAAATTCTTGTGCTCCAGAGGTTGAAGCAATGAGCTTTAAAGTGGTTTATAAAAACTGTGGAACAATGAATACGAGACGATAGGAGGGATTTAGATTGCTTACATCAAGTGCAATAGAAGGCTTTAAAAAGTACACTCAAAATAATATTGCTTATGCAAAGTTTAAAGTTGGTAGTACTTATTATCAAGTAGATATTCATAAAAAAGAGGTGCTTTCAGATGGTAGAATTGCCATTTATATTTTAATTGATGATAAGAT